TAACTCATGGACATATCTTAAAGAGTAAGATTTACTTCTTATAGACTGCAGAATTAAACCTGCACCTATAGGAGAGTAGTCTAAACCACTAAAACCTTTCAACTTCTTAGCAAATTCAGTAAAATCTTTCGATTCTAATGATTTTTGCCGATTAATTGATAGGCCTAGAGAAGACATAAGAACCAAGTATTGTTCAGCGACTTCGTCGTTAGCGATAACGACATCGTCACCAAGAATACAGTAATCCTTAAAATCTTCCTTTCCAGCCAAAATAGAGGCTGCTTTAACAATCACATGATGTGTTATAGCAAGCATAGCTCAACTGGAAAGGGCACCCATCGGTTGCCCGACGATATATCTAACACTATCGACTTTAACAGTACCTTTATCAAAAGGTAAAGCTAAATCTCTAGTGGAGTCAAAATCTAAATTTCTAGTCTCACCAGGAAGAATGAACTTAGGTTCAATTTTCATGGTAGATTCAAAATTTAGATATCAATCTATATCTAATAATATTCTTCAAGGTAAACTGAAACCAATAAGTTTCAGTATATCCTCCTGAAGTATAATAGGTAATCTATCTGTTGCAGCACTTAAATCAAAACCGTACAAAGTAGGCTTGATCTTAGAATTTCTTCTAAGGAGCCTATCAAATGGAAAGTTTTGATCAAAAGTACCATCAACATCACTTAGTTCTCTTAATTTATTAAAGAGAAATTTGTGAAGGGGTTTTAGACAAAGTTGGATCCAGTAAGAAGTTATTGCTATAACTCTTGCTTTTCCTGCTTGGTCTTTGACCACTGATAACCTACCTAATTTATAACTAGGAGTAATACCAAGAATACAAAATAAGATGTAGACTGGTCCAAATAGACACAAAATTCCAAGGAGGTATAGGATTAAACCTATATTCTTCCTGAAGAATAAAGTCTTAATAACATTATATAGGATATCGAATCTAGATAATAATGCTAAAGCATCATTAATAGATCCAAATCCGGCAATAACGTTATTCGGCCCAGCGGCTTCACTTCAGTAAAGTGAACACCTAAGATTATCAGTATATTTCTTATACAACCCTAACCCTTTTAGTGATTTAATCAATAAAGAATTGTCCAAACTTTGGGACAATCCACTAAAAGGAGATAGGATAGTATCAAGATCTGGTTCTACCTTTGTAGGAAAAACCCGATGTATACTGATACAGGTAATTAAAGCACCAATAATCTTCTTCCGCTTATGAGTAGGTAATTCCTTATTAAGGATACTATCTCTCAGAAGTTTAGGAATGATTACTGGGAAACCGATTTTGTCAGTTTTAACAAATATAGAAGTTGATTTCTCAACCTCAACATTTGCTAAACGTCGCACTAATATTCTAAGTACTTCTTTAAGGTACTTAAAAGTAAAAGT